AAAAAACATAAAATATCTAATATTAAATATGCAAATTTGATTTTTTCAAACAAAAACGGGAACCCTATATACTGCGATAATTATGACAAATATTTGAAAAAATATGCAGAGCGTGCAAATATACCACAGTTTTCGATACATTCTCTCCGGCATACATTTGCTACAAGATGCGCTGGCGCAAAAATGCCACCAAAAGTATTACAAAAAATCATGGGGCACAGTACTATTCAAATGACAATGAATTTTTATGTTCATGCCGATGAAGAGATGAAAACAGAAGAAATGAGATTGATTGAAAAAAGCTTGAAAGTGGTATAATTTTTAAAAATTGGTACTGAATTGGTACTAAAATATAAAAATAGTTTCACGAAATTCAGTAAAATCAAGGGTTTGCGGACAATAAAATCATAAAGCTATGTTCCATGTAGGAATAAAACAGCGCAATTTCGACTTTCTCTACAAAAGTCTGCATATGTCTACAAACTGCATGGTTGCTAGGGTTACAATTGATTTTTGGTATTCACAAAAGTTTACAAAAACGTTTAAATTCGACTTTAAATTGGTACTAAAATGGCACTAATTAAAAAAATGGTACTGAAATTGGTACTAAAATAGTGTAAAAATAGTGTAAGAAAATAGCCTTAATACAGTTAAAAAAGTTGGTTTCGGTAAACATATTTTTTTATGCTTATGCATATAATATAAGGGGTGCTTTTTTGTCAATTTCTCAAAAATATTTTTGGAGGTATTGCCATGATAAAAGTGCCGGATTTTACCAAAGATGAAATTAATTACATTTTAGATAAAGCTAACTTTACAGATCAGCAGCGCACATTGTTCCTTCTTCGAAACGGAGAATACAGCTATGAGATGTGTGCCGAGAAAATGAATGTGAGTATTGCCACAGTGAAACGTATAGCAAAGATTATGAATGAAAAAATAAGAAAAGTGATGTGATACTTTTTTGAGCCGATACTGATATGGTATCGGCTTGTTTTTTATGCAAAAATTTAATCAGAAAGAGGGTGACAATGTGTTTTCAGATGAAATTTTAGAGAAAATTTTTAACAGAAAAGAGATGCAAAGGCTTGATTTGCAGACACAATCCTCTGTGATACATGCGATCGAGGAAGTTTTAGAGGGGGAAAAGCAGAATGCAGATGAACAACCAGTATCCGAATAGCATATACAATCCGCAGATACAGCCATATTTCCAATATGGGAATTATAGTGGAAACCAATACCAACAGCAGAGATTCGAACCACAGCAGCAGTTTCAACAGCAAATGCAACCGGTGCAGCAGTCACAATCGGCTTTCATAAATGGAAAAATTGTTCCATCGGTTGATGTGATTAATGCAAACGATGTTCCGATGGACGGAAGTGTTGCAATATTTCCAAAACAGGACATGTCGGAAATATATGCAAAACAATGGAATGCTGACGGTACAATACGTACCGTCGTGTTTAAGCCAGCTTTAAATGAACAGGCTAACAACTTATCAAACGATAAAGAAAAAACTGTTTTAGAAGCACTAGAAGATGTCAGAAGCGGATTTGATGAAAAGATAAACGAACTTGTAAGTGAAATTTGCAAGTTGGAGCAAAAAATTTGCGATACACCAACTAATAGAACAACTAAATCAAAGAATAGTACAACTTAGTTGGTGCATTAGTTGATATGTAGTTGGTATGTTAATTCAAAAGGATGGTGCAAAATGAACCCATTAAATATTTTCCAGATGATGAAAAACGGAAACCCACAGCAATTTTTACAACAGATGATGGGAAATAATCAGATTATGAGTAATCCCTTAATGAAGAATACAATAGAGATGGCTCAAAAAGGCGATATGCAAGGAATTGAGCAAATGGCACGAAATTTGTGTAAGGAAAAAGGTCTGAATGCAGACGATGTAATAAATCAGATCAAAAGCAAGTTTAATAATTAATGGCATAATAGATGTTTGTATACAATTCCTAGGTGACATCTTTATGAATAAAATTTTCGGAGGTAAAACTATGTTTAACTCAAACAATACGCCTTTTACCATGCCTGTTATGCCGGCTACTGGCGGTTATTCTGACGGTGGCGCATGGGGCGACGGGGGATGGTTATGGATTATAGTCGTGTTCGCGTTGCTTTTTGGATGGGGAAACAACGGATTAGGTGGATTTTGCGGTAATAATGGCGGTGGTTATGTTGCTACAGCAGCTACACAGGCTGATATTCAGAGAGGATTTGATAATTCCGCAGTTATCAGCAAGTTAGATGGCATTTCTAACGGACTTTGTGATGGCTTCTACGCTATGAACAACAGTATGCTTACCGGTTTTAACGGAATCAACACAAATATTATGCAGACAGGCTATGGCATTCAGCAGGCTATTAATGCTGATACTGTTGCTAATATGCAGAACACCAACGCTTTACAGTCACAGTTAGCTAATTGCTGCTGTGAGACGAGAGAAGCTATTCAAGGTGTAAATTACAACATGGCAACAAACACATGTGCGTTGCAGAACACCATGAACACAAATACAAGAGATATCATTGATAGCCAGAATGCAGGAACAAGAGCAATCCTCGATTATCTCTGCAACGAAAAAATTTCTTCCTTACAGGCAGAAAATAATGATCTGCGCAGAGCAGCTTCACAGGATCGTCAGAGCGCACTGCTTACAACTCAGATGGCAGCTCAGACACAACAGATTATCAATGCTGTGAACCCGGCTCCGATTCCGGCATACACCGTTCCATCTCCGTATGGATATGCTTGCGGATGCAATGCTGGTTGCGGATGCTAAAAGCACAACAGAATAAGAGTAACTTAACCAAGATTTATCCAAGGTTATGTCTGCTTTAGCAGTATTACAGTGATAAGGGGCAGACTGTTGTTTGCCCCTAAATTTGATTTAGGAGGTAAATTATATGGCAGAATATTTAGCTGTTGCGTCACAGGAAGTGGCTGCTAACGGAAATGTTGTTTTTACAAACACAGCAGTTAAAGGCTCTAACTGTATCCAGCACAGAGAGGGTTCTGGAATTGTTACGCTTAGAGGGCTTACAAATCAGTGCCGGGCGAGATATTTTGTAGATTTTTCTGCAAATATTGCCGTTCCTACTGGCGGTACGGCCGGAGAAATTTCTCTGGCAATCGCAATCAGTGGTGAACCGGTTCTTTCTTCACAGATGATTTCTACACCGGCAGCAGTGGCGCAGTTTAATAATGTTTCGACTGGAATCTATGTAGATGTTCCGAAAGGCTGTTGCTTAAACATAGCCGTTGAGAACACCAGTGGTGTTGCTATTGACGTAGCTAACGCTAACTTAGTTGTAACAAGGGAGGCGTAGAGTTATGGATATTAAAAGAATGCATTGCATGATTGAGAAAATTGCAGAGTGCGCTGAAAGTGAGTTCAACAAAGGGATAGAGAATGTTGACCCGGTAGAGATGGGGCAGGTAACAGACATGCTCAAAGACCTTGCGGAAGCCATGTATTACAGAACGCTAACCAAAGCAATGGATGAATCTGAAACAGATGAGATCATGGAAATGTTCGATAGATACGGCGATGGTGGTAGAAGATTTTACGACAATTACCGATATGCAAACGGACGTTTCGCACCTAAAGGAAGAGGAACACGCAGAGGATATGAGGAAATGCCATACTGGCACATGACCCCGGAAATGTACCATGATTGGACTGACGGGCGAGACATGGACAGAGACAGAAGAGGGCGCATGTACTATTCCGAACCGTCACGCATTTCTGACAGTGCTATGCGTGATTCAAGAGAGGGTAGAAGTGGCATGAGCCGTAAGACATACATTGAGAGCAAAGAGCTTCACCGGGCAAATACACAACATGACAAAGAAGCAAAGATGCGTGATCTGGAAAAATACATGAAAGACTTGAGCGAGGACGTAACAGACATGCTTGGCGATATGACACCGGAAGAACGGTCTATGATTAAAGCGAAGATGTCTACACTGGTGTCTAAAATGTAAAATTCGATAGCCGGGGATTCAACTCTCCGGCTATTTTTGGAGGTACTTATGTTTGAGATTAACGGTATACTTTGGAAAATATTATTTGTGGATGGAAACAGCGAACATTTAATGCGTTCTGACGGCTCCCATAGCCTTGCTGTGAGCGATTGGAACGACAAGACGGTATATTTATCAGATATTCCTAAAAACGGATATTTGCGCAAAATATTGGCTCATGAACTATGCCATTGTTTTTGCTTTTCACATAACATATCTATGCCTATAGAGCAGGAAGAGTATCTTGCTGACTGGATAAGCAAGTACGGTACGGATTTGATATACCTACTTGATGATCTAATGGTAAATTTACAGATTGGAGTTGCGTAAATGAATAAGATTGATGAATTACTAGAGTATGTACGAAAGAGTAATCCAGGAATGACGAAAGATCGGTTACTTGAAGAATTGGAAGTTAGCCGGTATGCAGCAAAATCTTTGCTTTACACAATGGCACAAATGAGAAAAGAGCCTATAAAAATATAGGCTCTCAGTAATTATCCCATGATGAATGTTGAAATTATTCCTGCAATCTCTTCGGTTAATTGATTCTGTTGTTCTTCTGATATGCTGTCAAGAACATCTGTGTTTTCAAGCATATAGTCAGAGATAGATTCTATCTTTGTTTTCCCATTGGAATCTTTTGTTAGAACACCCTCGGATGTAAATAAAACACCGTCGTATCTGGAAACGACAGTAAAATTCAAAGTGTTAAATTCTTCATACTGTGAACAAACCGCAGAGATCACATAACCGTAATACGCGTTTGCCATATCTGAGGCTTCTATGGCGATGTAAATATCTCCATATTTGCCCTCTTCTTTTGGTGAGTTTAGTGACATAGTTATTTTACCACCGCTGTACGAATAATCCTCTTTTTTAATTAATTCTGTATCATCAGTGCCAGTAGATGCGTGATATTCCTTGACAAAATCATGAACGGCAGTGGAGATAGCATCTTTCGTTTCTTCCGGTAATGCAAATTGTGATCCATTATTCAGCGTATCTTTCCAATCTTCCGGATAATATCCAACGACATATTCTTGAGTGGCATCTTTTGGAATATCATCAGAAATGATTTGGTATTCTTCACCATTCCAAGTGATAGTGTAGTCATATCCGGTTATGTCATTAACTGTTAAATCTGCCAATATAAGCACAGCCTCATCCGGATTGTTTTTTAAACACACAAGATTCACCATTTTTTCATCATCGTCTATCTTGATATAAGCTATATCAGAAATAGCAGAATAACCATCTTGTTTATATTTATCAGTATCAACATTAAAACTAGCGTCTTTTGGAATAGATTGTTGTGAAGAACCACAACCAGAAAACATTGCAACAGATGTCGCAAGTAAAAGTGTAACTAATAATTTTTTCATAAAATCCCCCTAATTAAAAATGTCCTAGCAAAATTTTGACCGCCCCGGGGTAGCAAAAACCGACTCGAAAAATGAAAATCGCAAATTCCAAAATTCCACTTCGATTTTTGCGAATTTTTTTCAAATTTTTTTTCGAAAAGTTCATTCAAAAAATATTCCAGCAAAATTTGATACCCCCCGGGGTACTGATTTTTGACCTGAAAAACTGTTTCGGAAATTCTCAAAATTTGGATCAGATTTTCACCGGATTTTCAAACAGTTTCTCGATTATCTGATAACTTAAAACAATTCAGACAATTTTGTATATTCTCAGAACTCGTCACCGGATGGAATCCAAAAACGGGAACCGATCCAAGCGTATGTCGTTATATCTGCCGAAAGCATACACCGGAACGGCCTGAAATGTCAATTGCTTTGCTTTATGTATTCTGTATACAAATCATTTCTACCTATCGCCCGGCAAAAATCCGCCAGACAGTCAGCGGAAACAAACTGCGACAGAACCGGGCGACCGTTCTTTTTTTGCACAATCATAGCACCTGCTACACCGTCAAAAGTGCATTTTTCAATTTCAAAATTATACATGTTTTTTCCTCCTGCTTTTTGTGTTCGATTAATAAACCGGATGCAATCTGGAATGATTGCAAACAGTTCTTTTTTTGAGTATGCAAAAATAAACCTATAAAGCAATTTAAAAAATACAAAATAGGAATATTTTTTCGTTTTTTTGCTGATGCGCTCAGCGTTTCGCGTGTGTGATCTGTTTTTTTTCTGGTGGCACACAAGCACCAGAAACGCAAGCACAATTCTAACCGGCGTTGCTTGTCTTGAGCCGTGGCAATTCTAACGCGGTCGCCGCTGCGCTGCATCTGATCTATTTTTCTAACCGTGTGCCGGATGCAGAAACGCACACGAACCGCCATTTTTTACCGCTGACAGCTGCGGAACGCATAAACGCGCCAAAAATTCACCGTGCAGCATATAGCCACGGGATGCCAGAAAGACCGCCCGCCGGAATCGAACCTGGCAAAATAACCATTGACGGCACGACAAAAAGCCGGAATAAATCCGGCTAATTCAAACAGTTGTCAATATATTTCGCAAGGTGTGGAAATGCTTTTTTTATGTCTTGCACGCTGTCGGCGTAATAATCACCAACAATTTTCCAAAAAATGCGAAGATTGCCGGAATAAAACACGCCCAAATCATTAAAATATATATCTAATCCTGTCACCTGTTCCGGTTTGTCTCCATACCACATGTCAATATTTGTTTTTCCCATTTTCATTTCCTCCATATTTTCAAAATTTCCCGGTATCCGGGTAGAGCAAACCGGGGAATCGAACCCCGGAAGCGCGCCGCTCGCGCTTGCTGATTTATCTGATTTTTGAATAATGCACTTTACCGCTTTTTACCTGCTGTAAAGCTTCTTCTTTTGTGCATCCGCTCCACTGTGCTATATAAGCAGCGGTCACGATGGTTATATTTTCTACTCTTACCGCCTCGCAAGCTATGAAAAGCTTGTCCCTCAGCTCCATAAGCTCTTTTATTCTGGATTCGTGCGCCCATTCCATGGAATAGAACGTGAACTTGTGATTCATTCCAAAATGTCTATAAATGCGGCTTAAAGTGTCATCATCGAAATGCTCATAAAAATAGAATTTTCCGTCTACTTTCACGCCAATCCCGCCATTTTTGGACGCGCACATTTTCATCATCAATTCATCTTTGTTATTTATCATGTTTTCCCTTTCTAGCCTACCATCATCAGAGCCGGGAGGCTGTCCCGCGGCTGACGCTCCGATTTTGGAGCGTTTCGGCTATTCCATAAATGCCAGCCGTTCAACTTCATCAAACAGCTTTTTTGCATTTTCTTCTGTTGCTTCAAGCATCCAAGCAAAATTAATAACCATACGTTTTCCATCTTCGCTTAATTTACTTGTTGGATTATATGCGCCGCGACATCTTCCGTCTGAATCGGTAACATATACCTGTATGCTCCACCAGTTTTCTAAAATGCGGTTGATAAATCCGTTTTTTTTCCAAAGGTACGGAAGCGAATTTTTTCCGCCCGGATTTGTACATCTTGAGAACTCTATAATGATTTGTTCTCCTTTGCTGTTGAGTTCCTCAAATGTTACAAACCATCTTGTATTTTTTGCCATTTCATCAACTTTAATTTTTTTCATTTCCTTTTCCTCCTAATCTGTGATCTGTTTGTTTTCGTGTTTCTTAACTTGGTTATAGTATAACGCACATATACACAAAAGTATAGACGGAATAATACATAAAATAACGCACATATAAACACGATGAGATTGTGCAAATTGCATAACGCACATATATTTATTGACTTTATAACGCACATATGCTATTATTTCATATATAAATGGAAAAGGAGGGCGAAAAATGACAACAGAAGCGCAGAAAGAAGCTGTAAGAAGATATGAGAAAAACAACTATAGATTGAATATTGTATTCCCAAAAGGAACAAAAGAACGTATCGAGGCGTTGGGGCTGGAAAAATCTAATTCCGCATTTATACGTGATACAGTGATCGCAAAATTGGACGAACTCGAAAAAATTTTAAAATAACGCACATATACTTGTTGACTTTATAACGCACATATGTTATTATGATTTCAACAAATAAATCAGCAATAGAAAAGGAGAAATAGCATGAAATTGAAAGATATTAAAAAATACAAAATAGATTTGGAACAAGCCGAGGAAAACGGCGGCTTCATAGTATTCGAAGAATATGAAGATGGGAAAAATTACGATTTGGCTTTCGGACTTTTCTCAGACCTGGAAGCAGCAAAAGCGTATGCGGATGAAATTCAAAGAAATGATTCTGAGCCAAAATATGTGGCAAATTATAAAGATTATGTCGCTGGAGATTATAATTATTTGTATTCTGCGAAATAAAAAAACATTAAGGCGGTCAGAAATGGCCGTCTTTTTTTGTGTGGCAACCATCTGGCAACCACACGGCAACCATCTGGCAACCCAGTATAGTATAGATTAGGTTAGGTTAGTATAGTATATATATTTACACCCTTACGGGTGTAGTGTGTAAATTATATCTATAAACCCTTATTTTTTCTCTTTTAATTAAACAAGGTATTATATATTTAGTGTATTGATAAATACATGATACCAACCAGATAGTATATTTATATATATTATAATGCAGTATATTGTATACAATAATACTCAGAGTAGTGATAGTAAAAAGTTATTGACAGTTAAAAAAATAAATGCTATCTTGATTTTAGATAATTCAAGTGGCCCCCGTTTTAGTGCTCCAAGCTGCCGATTATGGAGAAAGCATTGGCGGGGAAACGAAAAGAGCAGGGACGGCAAAAAAGTAACTATTCGCTCACAGGTCTTTTACAGATCTGCGGGCGTTTTTTATTTATCCAGAAAAAGGCGGTGAGACCATGAACACAGTACAGGCAGGAAACACAGAAGTATACACAAGTGACATATACGTATATGCTGATGAATACGAAAGCAGTCTAAGAGATACAGACGAATTGTACAAACAAAACTCCAGCCAATTCACTGGAATGATAAAGTATATAAATCGCAACATGGGATTTTATAAAAATAAATCTATGTATGGTGATATAGATCTATTAAATGACATATGGGAAGTATATACAGACCTTGTATATAAGTATAATCAAAAGCCAACGATAGAAGAGTATGCGCTATTAATTGGCATATCAAGAGATACATTGTATACATGGTTAAGAGGAGAACACAGAAAAGATGATTACTGTGAGAAATTAAGTCTATTTCGTTCGGACACGGTCAAAAAGTGGCAAGAAGAATGTAAGCTAGGACGCTATAAAGGCGCAGCCGCCGGGAACGTTGGCTATATATTTCTCTGCAAAGCTGTTGACGGCATGGCGGAGACAGCTCCAGTACAGGCAGACACACAGCCAAGGGCACAAGAAGTCGAAGAGCTGCCAATCCTTGGACAGGCAAAGCCCGTTGAATTGTGTGATAATCAAACACAATTAGATGCAGATAACCAATAGCAACAACGTTTTGAATTGTGTGAAATCATAAACAATTCAGAAACCCAGTAAATACAAGGGATTGCGGGTTCGGGACTATTCGCAACTCTTCGCTAATTTAATAATTTTGCGAAGAGTTGAACGGATTAAAAAGAAATTGTATGAATTGTTTTTGAATATCGCACAATTTAGAATTGGTTACCTAGATAAGAGACGCAAGACGGGGGAGGGGGTCTGACAGGGCACGAAAAACCGCCCTACTAAGTCCCACAAGTTCCGACAAAAACAAAAAGACCTTTTCAAACAGGAGGATATATCATGTTATTAGACATTTTGATGATTTACTTATTTGCGACATTACATTTACCGACATGGTTTCTGGTAATAGTCATTATTGATGCGATTGCAAGAACCGTGAATATATGCATCAGGAAATGAGGTGTAAAAAAATGACATTTAACGAATTTCAGACAGGAGTAATGAGAACAGCTAGTGATATCTGCAAGGCGAATAACGAAAACATGTTACTGAACGGAATCTTAGGTGCAGCCGGTGAATCTGGCGAAATGGTAGATCTGATAAAAAAAGAACTGTTCCAGGGGCATCCATTTGACCGTGAGCATTACATCAAAGAGTGTGGCGATGTTCTGTACTATCTGGCACTGATAGCTGAATCTTTAGGAACCACACTTGAGAAAATTGCGATTACGAACAATAAAAAGCTGTGGGAGCGTTACCCGGATGGATTTGATTCTGAGAAATCACAGCATCGCAAAAAAGGAGATATCTGATGGTAACATTAGCCGGAAGAAGAATAACTGATGAATGTTCACAGTGCGGATTGATTCTGACATGTGAGCTGTGCAGACAGGGGCATGGAATCAACGTAGAACGGTCAAATATCCGTCAAATGGTTGCCTGCCAGATAAAACACCGGGAGGGTAGAGAAAATGTCGGTGACTGATGGAATACTAAAGACGGATTATTCAAAAACGTTTGATGACAAAAGAAAAGCACTTGTTTGCCAGTCTTATTACAAATATGGAAAGGCAAGCAAAAACTTCTCTACCGGAAACGTAGACGCTCTGGGATGCATTGAAAAATGTCTTGAGAAGTTCAAAGAGACAAAGAACACAGAGTATCTTCTGGATTTGGCAAATTATGCGATGTTCCGATACATGTGGCCGCAGAACGGTGAGTTTTTCAAACATACAGATTCTGACGGTTCAGCTGGAATTGTAGGCATGAGCGTAAAAGAGATGGAGGACTTTAAAAATGGCAGATGGTGAAAAATGTTGTGGTAATTGTAGGTTTGCAAGAACCGATCAAGAGGATGATTGGATTTGTGTAAACGATAATAGTGATTACTGCTCTGACTTTATAGATTATCTCCATGAATGCCCAGACTGGGAGGGCAGAGATTATGATTAGATGTTTTTTGATTATTGCAAACATAGTAATTTGTCTGCTGATGCTAATTGGTGCCGGAGCAGCAAGCGATTCTAGCGAAAAAAACAATGGATTTTTCTTGTTGGTAACTTTGACATTGATTTCTGCATTTAATGCAGCATACATATTGTTTTGCTAGTGGGGTATGGCGCAGTGGTAGCGCAACGGATTTTGACTCCGCGGTCATCGGTTCGATTCCGATTACCCTAGTTTGGGACGTATATCCGAAAATCCCATACATTTATTTCTCCTTGTTATAAAAGATATGCCCTACATAGCGGTCAAATGTTGTGTAGGGATTAGCCATCGAACAGATGGCATGAGTGGCATCCCTATTTTTACACCTCTTGTTGTGCGCTTGCATACCGCACTGAAATGTATGCAAACAAGGCTGCATGGTGTAACGGAAAGCACACAGCGCGCACATTTGGAGGAACAGGTTCAAGTCCTGTTGCAGCCATTGGACTTTTCATAGAGTTCAATCCTTTCTGTTGATATGTGTTGTGCCGGGCGAAAATAAATTTGCCCGGTATCGGAATGTAGCGCAGTTGGTTAGCGCACCTGTCTTATACACAGTTGGTCGTGGGTTCGAATCCTACCATTCCGATTTTGCAGAAATGAACACGGAAAAGAGGTAGCTATTGGTTGTGCTATGGCGGTCTGTAAAACCGTTCCCATGTGGTAAACATTGTTGGTTCAATTCCAACCTTTTCCATTGCCTACGATAAAATACCGGTTATGTCGTGTGTGTTGATTCGTGGCGGAATGGGTAAACGCTAGGAAATGTCTATTGTAGAAATACAATACCAAGAAAGCATTTCTCATGGACATTAAGAGAATGTAAGTCTTTCCTGTGTGGTTCAAATCCACACCGAATCAATATATGGTCTCAGTGCTTCGTGTATGTTTGACGTTGGCATAAAAGAGTCAGCAAAGGTGATGCATCACCTAAAAGAAACGCACAAAAACAAGGTTGGTTGGCTATGTGCACGGCGATCAGCTAGGAAATGACACACAAAAAGCTGTGATGCGTTTGGCTGAATAAGCCTTTGGAGTGTGTGAATCATATCCAGAAATGAGGAGATTATGAAGAAATTTGTAATTGTAAAGTATCTTTTAATAGCAGTATGGACTGTTAATACAGCATTTTGTGCATGCAAGACAGGAGAATTGAGCATATATGTTTCTGCTGTTGCGTTTGTTGCTGGAATGTTGGTTGCGTGTATGCAAATGCTTATTGACCAGAAGAGGAGAAACAAAATATGGCACAGGGAGTAAGACCGATTGACAAAGAAAAATTCTACAAAGGATTGGATGAAGTTCTGACAGGTACAAAGAGCATGTCTAAAGCGGCTGAAGAAATTGGAATCAGCTTGCCGACAGCCAATAAGTATTTCAACATGGTTGTAAAGGGCGAAGAACTGCCGGACGGATTGTTTAAAGAAGATTAGCAAACTGCCAGAGGTGGGAAAATACGTTGCACCCACGCACCCTCACAGCGTTGCGTGAATTGGGTTAAAAGAGATTCCGTAGAATGCGACGGCGGACTGGCATTAAAGGAGTAACCATGTGTGATTTTTGCAAGAAAATAATTGATGCTAAATCAGAATATCTAAATGCATTAAGCACTGAAGACGACTTCATTTTTGAAGATGATGATGGACATTGGTTGCATATTGATACCGGAGATAGTTTTTGCACAGGCACAATGAAAATCAATTATTGCCCTATCTGCGGCAGAAAGATGGTGGAAGATGATTAAAGAAGCATTGTTTGACCGATCAAGTAAGGGAGCTATCACACTATCGCTTGATGGCGAAATGCTAAGGGGAATAGTAAGCATTGATAGCATATCCAATATTTATCAAAAAGACACAGCAAAAGAAATTAAAATAACGTTACTAGCAGACGAAGTTAAGGTAAAACTTCCAAATGGAGAAATAAAGGATATATCAGAAATATAGAAAGTTGGCGGGAGAATGAATGAAACTATTTTATATATTTCCAAATCGGAACAGGATATACGAAGTTTTCTTAAATATCTTCAATCAAAGCTAGAAGCAGAACAAAAGGAATGTGCCCTAGATGAAAAATACGATATTTTAAAAGTACCAAAATATTACGATATTGTGGCTAAGAGTGTTCACGGAAACAGACTTGGGGTAGGCTATGGATATTGCAAATATTATTGTTTTTCAGAAGCATATGATAGAAATAAATACAGCGATGCAGAAAATGAAAAACTTAAAGATATTCTTATGCACACAAGAAAAGGTGCGGAGAGAATATCGGAGCTTGATATTTTATATATGCTAGGGTTGGTTTAAAAGGCGGTGGAAGAATGAGTAATATACATAAATTTAAAGTAGAACCAATAGAAGGATACAGGACATGTGCTAAAGTTATAGTTGATGGCGAACAGTGCATATGCAGTTCGTATAAAATAGAACATTATGCTGGAAACCTTCCAATGGTTAATATAAACCTTGTTGCCGACGTGCAATATGAGCAAGATGCAGAAATCAATATTGTAAACTTGCGCGAAATAGCTTCACTGATAGACAAGAAAACATTTAAGAAATTTTGCAGAGTTTGGAAGGAAATTCACGATGAAGCATAGCAAAGAATGGCGCACTTGCGATAGGTGCGGTGCTGAAATTGAAAAAGGAATACTGTGCGGAAATTCGATTACAAGGAATGGTATTTTAAATGTCACATACGACTTGTGCTATAAATGTATGGAAAATTTTGAGAGGTACATAAATGTGCTTGAAAGTAGGATTGATGAATTAGAAGAATGATTGCTGATTATCAGCGGAAAGGAAACCAAATGGACGAAATAAAATTCGGAATGAAAATTGCCTATCAAGGAGTAAAAGAAGAAATGGAAACAATAGTTGCAGAACTTGCAAGAAAAGGAATTGAAAAGTCAAAAGGCTTTAGTGTATTGGAGCAGTTTATAAAAGACAAACTTTCAGAATGCGAATAAATATATTACCGGCTAACAAATAGAGTTAGTCGCTAACCTAGAAAAGTTATAGGCAGAAGTCATTTATACACTTCTGCTTTTTAAGTGGAGGTGTAATCTATTGGCTAGTCTTGAACTGGTTAATCAAATCAAAAAAAATGATGAATACATTTCAAAGAAAGGAATAGATAAGATTGTTTCTGACGGAGAATTGTATAATGTCATAGATGCCTATATAAATTCTATTAAGTGCGGCATGTTTAGGGATAACGATTCAAAGTACGCACTTGAAATTTCCAAAAAAACAAAAAACATAATAAATGATGCTGTTTTAATTCAAAGCCAAGGCGGTACTATACAGGATTTGGAAGTGTACAGATCAGAAAGTAATGCAGAATATAAGATTTTAAACAAATTTTATGATGTTTTAAGGCTGGAAGCGCCGTATCTGGTAGATAGCTTTTTCTACTACATGGAAATTGACGAGAGAGACCCATATAAAAGGTTTTATTTTCCACGTAGAAAAGTTCTGAACCCGGTAATTACCGCATATCAAGACGTTTACGATGGAAAATTGGATTTTCTGTCTGTATCACAGCCAAAAAGAACCGGAAAAACAACATCTGGTCTGAAATTAGCACAAATGATGGGCGGTAGAGACCCGGACGGAAGTATTTTCGGTGTCGGTAAAGGTGAGGGACTTGTAAAGCGTTTTTATGGTGGTCTTTTACAAGATTTTGAAACAGAACGCACATATCAACGTTTTCTCAGTGTATTTCCAGAAGCAAAAAAAATAGGTGAAAAGGACTACAAAAGTGCAGAAAATCTATCTATTGATTTAAAAAGCAAAAACATATTTCCTACATTTACGTGCCGGCCTATTGATGGTGCTATTGTTGGATGTACAGAAGCGAATGTGCTTGTATACATTGATGACTGTGTTAAAAACCATGAGGAAGCAAGAAATAGGGATAGATTAGAGTTCTTGTGCGAAAAAGTTACAGATGATGTTCTTGGGCGTAGACTAGAGGGCACACCAATCATTATACAGGGAACGAAATATAGCTTGTATGACCCGATTACAGCATTACAGGTAAAAGCAGATGAGCTTGGTTGGAGATGGAGAGAGGTTGCGGTTCCTGCACTTGATCCAATAACTGATAAGAGCAATTGGGAAATCTTCCGTAAAGATAAAAAAGGAATCCGTAAGATTTTCACCACAGAATATTATCAAAAAGAACGAAAACTTGTTACGGAAGAAACATGGGCGGCAGAGTTCCAACAAGAACCTTTTGAAGCAAATGGAAGAATGTTTGCAGAAAAAGAATTGAATTATTTTGAGGAACTTCCTGTTGACCGTGAGCCAGATGCAATAATGGCAGCTTGCGATAGTGCAGATAAAGGTGAAGATAGTTGCTGTATGCCGGTTGGGTATGTATATGGCAATGAAGTGTATATTGTTGATGTGGTGTTTGATAATGCCGGTACGCAATTTACGAAACCAGAATGTGCAAATATGCTTGTCAAGCACAATGTAAAAACGGTTACGTTTGAAAGCAATAGTGCCGGAGAATATTTTGGACGTGATGTAATGGAAGCTGTAAAAAACCAAGGTGGTAGATGTAGCGCAAGGTTCAAATTTAACTGCGCAAACAAAATAACCAGAATGGAAAATGCCAGAGATAACATTATCCGTGATTATTATTTTAGAGATTTCAGAAAAATGGATAGGCAAAGCCAATATTACAAATTTATGAAAGAACTTACAACCATGACACGAAGTGGAAAAGTAAAACACGATGATGCACCGGATGGCATTTCATTATTTGAAAATGAAATGAGAAGCGGAACAGTAGCAAAAGCCGAAGCAGCAATAAATCCATTTATGCGTAGGGGGTATTAAAAATGACGACAAAGGAATATTTAGGGCAGATAAGCAGATTGAATCGGATGATCGACAATAAATTGGTCGAGTTACACCAATATAAAATCATGGCATGTAGTATATCTGCTGTAAAAAGCGGAGAAAGAGTTCAAACATCGCCGGATTTAGATAAAAATGGTGCAAAATTCGCAAAAATTGAAGAAATGGAAAAGAAAATAGATGAAATGATAGATAATTTTGTTGATAAGAAAGAAATCATCATCAAACAGATTGACAGCATCGAGGATGAAGTGCTTTATGACATTTTGTTTTCCAGATATATCGAGAAAAAGACTTTTGAGAAAATTGCATCTGATATGGAGTATTCATTTAGACAGACATTGCGCTTACATGGAAAAGCATTACAAGCGTTCGAAAAAAAATACGGTCATTTATACTTGCACGAAAACATGTCATAGAATGTCACATATATAATTTGATATAATTACAATCGAAGAAATTGACAATGAGTTCTTTTTCAAAAAATATCCCCCCATACGAAGAAGCATCACCTTAACGGGTGGTGCTTTTTTGTTAGAAAGAAACATTATGAGAGAACCAAGAATTATTAAATGCCCTAAATGTGGTTCGGTTGTTGGCAAGTATTATGGAAAATCCAAACAGAAAGTGATTTCCAGATGCGATAACTGTAGAAAACAGATTATTTACAATCCAGTCACATGGCAATCAGAGATAAAACCGTTGCCCGGCAGAACATGTAGCAGCGGTATGAGATATTAAGAGGTAACACATGAACACACTGCATCTTCAAGACATTGTAAAAGGAAAATACGGACGAAAAATTGCATATACGGATGTTGAAGCCATTACACAGGACAATGTCGTAAAGGTTGTTGGTAATTGCATCGGAACTTTTAACTGGAATAAGCATATTATTAAATATCTTTGGGATTACTATAAAGGTGATCAGCCGATACGATACCGTGTGAAAAAAGTTCGTGATGACATTACAAATAGAATCGTTGAAAATCATGCGTATGAGATTGTTCAGTTCAAAACAGGACAATCCTATGGCGAACCTGTGCAGTACATTAGCCGTAAAGATGAAGAAGCCGTAAATAAGGCTGTAGACACCTTGAATGACTATATGGAAGATGCAAACAAACAGGAAAAAGACATAAAATCAGGTGAATGGCAGTCGGCAACAGGTACATCATTCAAGGCGGTGCAGAAAACACCGGACGAAGAAGTGCCATTTAGAATTGTTGCACCGTCACCGATGAATACGTTTGTGATTTATAACAGAAGTACGGAAGAACCGTTACTGGCAGTACAGGATTTGAAAAATGCTGACGGAAAATATTACAAGCTGTGCTATTCCAGTACACATGAGTGCAAAATAATCAACGGAACTGTATCTGATTGGAAATTACATGGCTTTGGCGGTATTCCGATTGTTGAATATCCGAACAATCACGAACGAATTTCGGATATTGAACTTGTGATTGATATTCTAGATTCAATCAACAACATGCAGTCGAACCGTATGGATGGAGTTGAGCAATTTATCCAGAGTTGGTTTAAGTTTGTAAACTGCGAAGTTGACGAAGAACAATTTGAAAAAATGAAACTGAACTGTGCGTTGGTTGTAAAATCCATGAATAAGGATAATAAATCTGATGTGGATATTATGACACAGGAATTGAATCAGTCACAGTCACAGATAGCAAAGGACGATTTGTGGGACAATGCGTTATCAATACTTGCTATACCGTCAAAACAAGGAAACACTGGTGGAGATACACAAGGTGCTGTAGAGTTGCGAAATGGTTGGGATTTTTCCAAGACCAGAGCAAAACTGAAAGACCCACTGATTGTTACGGCAGAGAAGCGACTGGCAAAAGTTGTTCTGAATATAATCCGCATATATGAAAAGGACTTAAATCTGTCTCTTAGAGATTTTACAGTACAGATTAACCATAGCCCACAGGATAACATGTATACGAAGTCCCAGACACTTTTACAGCTGTTACAGTGTGGCGTGCATCCGCTTGTGGCAATCAAGACTGTAGGACTTTGGGGAGATGCAGAAAAAACATTCCTGTTATCTAAACCGTATCTGGATAACCTATGGCAGACGATTGATGATGTTGATGCACAAGAAAAGAAAGCTCAAGAGTTGATGCAACAGTTGAACAAACAGAATGCATCAACTAATCAGTTGAATAACCAAAATGTTGAGGAATAGTTTCGATTATTTTTGAGGTAAAGAAATGAAATATGATTATAAAGTGGTAGTTGACGGTGTTTCATATGAACCGGGGGTGGAGGTACCAGACCTTGGTAGTATTACTTGTATATCTGCAAAAGATATGCTTAGAAATTATACGCTTCTCTCAAAAGATGTGGATAAACTGCCAACTTACGACAACCTTAAATCCGGAAGCACTGCACTTGTAGTAGATACATCCGAAGTCTACGTGTATGAATCAACGACTAAGACGTGGTATCAGCAGGGGGCATAGATATGAACATAATCAATGAAATGCTTGTAGATAAGTGTTTTCCAGATAATGTGAACGCAAGGGCAGTTGTTCCAGCATACAAAGATAAGACCGCTTCCGGAAATCCAATCACGCTCACGGATTCAGCGGAGAATAAGCCGCTTGGTATGAAGCTCTACGGCTGGAGTAAGCAGGATGGCACTCCAAGCCCAGATAATCCGGTTGAGATTGAAAGCGCAGGAATGAAGTGGAGTACCGGAAAGAATCTTATTAACGCAGATGATTACTATTCTGCATATAAACAGGCAGATGGAACATATAAATCAAAAACAGTTACTTTAAATGATATTAGAATATCGTTGAGTGAGTTTGTTGGAAAAGAAATAACGATTAGTGTTAAATTAACAGTTGGAGCAAAAGTTTCTGGTGTATTTTTAATGTATATTAGTTCAGAACAAAAGAAAATTAACGGTTCAGTTATAATAACCGGATTGACAGGAAAAAGTACATTAACAGTAACACCTGTTTCAAATACAGATTATTTCGTTATTTCATATGGTAGTGGAGCTGATGATGTTATATTTTCGGAATTACAATTAGAGTTGGGTTCGGTTGCTACAAGTTACGAACCCTACACAGGTGGTGTTCCAAAACCTTACGGAGATAAGGTTGGGGTGAGCGTAAGAGGAAAGAATTTGTTTCATATCACAAAAGAAAGCGATTGTGACAAATCGTATGACAACACAACGAAAAGGATTATTTTGCCCGGAGAATATCTAATTGGTTTATCTTTAAACAATTATTATATCGCACGTGATGCTTTTATAGATTTTAACACAGATAGTATTTCGTTTATCTATTCTGGGAATAGTGGTTATGGTGTCGGAATAGGAATAAACTGTCAGAAAAGTAAAACATATGCTTTTAGTTTTGAAACAAATAAAGGTGTAGCATATGCTGTATTTTATGGTGAAGATGGAGCATTTAAGGCAAGAGTTTTAGTCTCAACATATAATGTATTTTTTATACCGGATTATGTAGAACATGTAGTAATATTATTAACAAACAATGATGGTGCTGTTGCTGGCGATACAATATGGTTTAAAAATGTTCAAATCGAAGAAGCAAAATCCATTACCGCATACGAACCCTACCGAACTCCGCAGTACACCTCTATCATCACACCAAACGGTCTACCAGGTATTCCAGTACCGTCCAACACCGCAGGTATCACCTACACGGATGCAAACGGGCAGGCGTGGATTGCAGATGAAATTGATTTTTCAAAAGGTAAATACATTCAGAGGGTTTGGCAGGCTGAGTTTGATGGAAGTGAAAAAAGATGGGTGTTATATAAACATGTACAATATTCAGGATTTGCGATAAAAGTGTTACCACATAAAAAAATGACGAGAAGATATGGACTTTGTACGCAATATAAGACGGAAAACCTTCATACTTCAAATGAAGCAATCTGGATTGGCGCTAATGACGATGTGTTGTATGTTAAAAACAGTCGATTTTATGATGCGTCATTGGACGACGGAGGTTTATCCAATTTTAAATCCCACCTTGCCGCCAATCCACTGGTAGTAATGACCTACTTAGATACACCAATCGAACGTGACCTCACATCCGCTGAACTGGCAGAATACACACAGCTATACAGTTACAAGCCAACAACGGTCGTTGAGAATAATAGCGGCTGCTGGATGGATGTAACCTATAAGGCAGGTACTTCTGGAAAATCGAAAAATGAAGCGTTGCGGTGGTATTTCAAAAATGTAATGCCGCTGGTTGGGTAACATATTAATAAGGAAGAAAAAAGCAACTACTTAGAAATAGGTAGTTGCTTTTTTGATACAAAAAAATGCACCCATGCGATAAATGGGAGAACTCAGCAGGAGCGACCTGCGATAACAAAAGCGTGAGTAACGGAGGTAATTATGACAAGAGAACAGGTTTTAAAACTTTTTCCAGAAGCTACAGAGGAACAGATTACAAATCTTCTGAATCAGAGCAATGCGGAATTGGAAAAGGAAAAGACTAAAGCAAAAGCATATAAAGCCGATGCTGACAAAGCAAAAGAGTTGCAGACCAAAATTGATGAACTGGAAGCAGGAAATCTCACCGAGATCGAAAAGGCTAACAAAGCCTTAGAGGAAGCCAACAAAACCATTGCTGACATGCAGAAATCAAATGCTATCCGAGATCAGCGGGAACAGGCTATGTCAAATTTCAAAATTGATGCAGAACAGGCAAAATCAGTTGTCAAAGACGATGGCACTCTGGATTACGAAGCTCTTGGAAAAATTATCACTGATAAAGAAACAGCTTCCGCACAGGCGAAAGAAAAAGAAATCGCTGACGGTGGCACAAATCCAGGCGGCGGTTCTGGCAGCGGAAGTGGAAGTGGCGAAGAAAAAACAGCAGATGTGTTAAATGCAGAAAGTATTTCGTTTGGAAATGCAACAGCATCTGCCGAAACTAAAAATCATTATGTGATTTAGGAGGTACATCATGGGAAAACCTATTGTAAGAGATTTTTCACAAAGTAAAGGTATTTTGAAATACTTTCCTTATGAGGGAGCTGCTTGCGTAGTTCCTCAGTCTATGGTATCTGCGGCTGACGGTAACGGTCAGAAAATTGTAAAAGCAGGAACACCATATCCTAGCAACGATGCAAAGTGCCTTGGTTACATTCTGGAAGATGTAGATGTAACTATGGGAGATGCACCTGGAACCTATGTATATCAGGGTTCTATTGACAAAACAAAAGTGACAGCAAATGGAGTAACCGTAACGGATGAAGCGAAAGCTGCAACGCCACGAGTTACTTTTTTTGATTAATGAAAGAGAGGTATAAACAATGCCAGCATTACCATTGAGCGAAGCGTTTACTGCCAGAAGTCTGGGAGTAATGTGGGATAACTATGAGAAAACATTAGGTTCTGCACCATATCTTGGTAGACAGAAGTTTGGAACAAGAAAACAGGACGGATTAAATCTGAGATTCATTAAAGGAAAATCTGGACTTCCAGTTTCCTTAAAAGCATCTAATTTTGACGCACAGGCAGAGTTAAGAGATGTTGGAGGTTTCTCCGATATTCAGAACAACATGCCATTCTATCGTGAATCTTACATGGTTACTGAGGAAGAGGAACAGATGTATGACAATTACAGAAGTTCCGAGAACACCAGTCTTGCGAACGATGTTCTGAGAGAGATCAGTAAAAAACCTATGATTCTGATTGAGGGTGCATTAGCAGTACCAGAGAGACAGATTTGGAATCTGCTTGCTCCGGCAGACGGTATTCCAAAAGTCCCGGTAACAATCGGCGGTAAGAGTTATTACATTGATTACACCGATGATGATGGAGTAGCACACAAGAAAGACCACTTTGTTGATATTTCCGCAGGTGAAACCGACAAATGGTCTGCATCAGCAACGGCAACACCGTTAGATGATTTGATTCAGACAAGACGTGATTTCGCAAAGAAAACAGGTTATTCGCTGACCAGATTTACCATGAATACAGAAACATGGGAATATGTTCTGAAAGCAGAGGACACAAAGAAACAGGTTCTCGGAATCACTGCTTACAATGGCGGTATTCGCTTGCAACAATCACAGGTAACTGAGTATCTGCGTGGATATGGTATCGAGATTGAGGTATACGACAAACTGTATATCGACCCGACCGACAATAAGACAAAATACTTTGTTCCTACAGGTATTGTATCTTGCCAGTCTGGCGGAATCTATCTTGGAGATTATGTGTTCGGAAAAACACCAGAAGAGAGAAGCGGAAGCCTTACAGACGGAAACCTGTCTCTTGTTGAAACTGGTATTTCTGTATACACATATGCTACAAACCATCCAATCAATACACATTGTGTTGTATCAATGATTGGTCTGCCTACATTTGAGGGAATGGACAGCGTTGTTGTTATGAAAGTTGCGTAGGAGGTGTGTGCTGATGATTGCAGAATACACAATGAAGCGTAATGGGAAATGGTACAAAGCAGGTGACGAAGTGCCGGAGATTAATGCTCCGGCATTTTCTGATTCCAGATATACCAAGACAGACATCAACCGAATGAGCGTTTCTGATTTGCGACAGATTGTTAGAAACACCGGTGTTGAAAACGCAGATATTATGACAGGGGCAGAAATGAAAGAGTATCTGATCAATTTGTTTGGACTTTAGGAGGAACCATGGACGCAACTCTGGAAAAAGTAAAAATCAGACTTGGTCAGTATCATATGGAAAGTTCAAACAAGGTTGTTTTTGATCAAGCGGAAAAAAATCCTCTTATTAGCCAGTTGATAAATCAGGCTACAAACGAGATTATTCAACGTCGCAATTATCCGGCAAGCTACACGGAAGAACAGATATATGCAGATTTGAAGAAATACGAAAACAACATTATCAACATTGTTGTTTACGATTGTTCACAGGCGGGCGAAGCTTATATGCAGTCATATACAGAGAACGGAGTAAGCAGAAACTGGATAAGTCGCGACGATTTATTTGCGGGAATTTTCCCGTATGTAAAAGCAATATAGAAGATTGAGCGTTACCAACGGTAGCAGGGGCATACAGTATTAGTGGCGGTGGGCGGTATGCAAAGTTTTTACAGGAGATAACATGAGTGAGTTTTTTTATCAAACATATATGATTGCGCTTCCTGTTATTTTGACTGCATTACTTGGGTATATAGTCTGGATGCTGAAAGAACAAAAAAAGCAGAAAAAGATTGATGCCGAAGAAAGAAATGCCAGAATCAAAGCTGAGAAACAACTTCGTGAGGACAATAGCAAAGGTACAATGCTTTTGCTTAGAGTCCAACTTATTGGATACCATAATAAATACACAGAACTTGGTGAGATACCGTCATATGAATACGATAATTTTAATGAGATGTATGATGTATATCACAAACTTGGCGGTAACGGCACGGCCACTAAAATGAAGCAGGAAATTGAAGCGTTACATTTAAAGAAAGAAGGAAAATAAAATGGATATTTCACAGGTATCAACAGTCGTTGCGATTGTTGTAATTACTTATCTGATTGGAGTAGCTGCAAAGTTATTCCCAAAAGTAAAAGATAACTACATTCCGGTAATTGTTGGTATTGCCGGAGGCATTCTTGGTATCGCAGGTATGTATCTGATTCCGGATTACCCGGCTAATGATATTTTAAATGCTATTGCAGTAGGCATTATGTCCGGTCTGGCAAGCACAGGAGTAAATCAGATTTACAAACAGGCTAAAAAGGGTTCTGATACAAATGCTTGATATTAATAAACAGCGTATGCAGTATTCACTGCAAGGACAGCGGTTTACGATATATGACCGTGACGATGACGGGAATATAATCTACACATCCTATACGGATTCTGACGGAAACAAAATCTATTATCTTGATGATAATGGAAATAAGATTCCTCAGAACATCGAAGAAAAAACTGGCTTTTCTGAGCCAGTTACTTTTTCTGCAAATATCAGTAACAAACTGAGTGAGGTGCTTGTAAAAGAGTTCGGTATTGATGATAGTTCATCATACTGTCAGATTGTTACAAACAAAGGATATTTGCCAATTAAGTCCGGTGACTACATCTGGAAAAAATCAAATGTCGGAAGAGATGCTGATGGATTGGTGGATGTAAATACGGCAGACTACATTGTAAAAGGCGTGGCAGACGAGGGATTGACTGTAGATTTGTTCCTTTTACAAAAAAATGTAAAGTAGGTTTCTTATGGCGAAAAAAGTGATTTCAATGACATTATCAGAAAATTCCATACAGAACGCAATAAAACAGCTTAGAGACTACCAAAACAGCCTAGAGTATAAATGTAGCTTACTGGCACAGAAACTGGCTGAACGTGGCGTAGAAATTGCAAGAGCACAGGTGTATGACCTTGATGCAGTGTTCACAACAGAATTGTTCAATAGCGTTCATTCGGAATACAAAGGACAGATTGATGGTGGTTCTGTCTGGGCGGTTGTTGCAGGTACAGACCATGCATTATTTGTTGAGTTTGGAACTGGAATTATTGGTTCAGAATCTCCTTATCCGGGTAAATTACCGGATGGAGTATCTTGGCAATATGCAAGTGGAAAGACAATCAGACAGCTTGCAGATGGGCGATATGGTTGGCTTTACCCCAGTGATGATGGAAAGTGGTATTTTACAGAGGGTATGCCTAGCAGACCTTTTATGTACAATACATCACTTGAATTGCAAAGAATTGTTGTTGAAGTGGCAAAAGAGGTGTTCGGATAATGGTTACAGATAATCAATGGGCGTTTGATTTAGGCACAACGATATTTTCTATCGTAAAATCAAAAACGCTGACAGAATTGAAAAGTAAATACCCGGACATATTTGTCACTGACAAAGGAAAAACAAATGGAAAAGCAGTTTTTCCAACAGTATATATTCAAGAATTGTCCGGCTCTGAGCGTGGCGCAGACCTTGAGGGTAAAAGCATTAATGCAGTGCTTGAAACTATACAGGTTGATGTCACCACAAACACAAACAGAGCCGATGTGAACCGGGTAATGTACACTGTGGCGAGCATCTTTAAACAGATGGCTTTCACGGTTCAGTCAATGCCAGACTTTGAATATAACGGGGAAACCTACAGAAAAACAGCACGATTTCAAAGAATAATCGGTGCTAATGACAGATTGATTTAGAGAGCCTATGGCTCTTATTTTTTTACACTTTAGGAGGTAAGCAAACATGGCAACAGCAGGAGTAAGCTCACTTGGCATTAAATTTGCATATGGTGTTGAAACAACAGCCGGAACGAAACCGACTGCTTTTACTTTATTGACGCGTATTAATAACATTGGCGAAGTTACGGTAGAACCGGAATCTATTGATGCGTCTGCATTAGAGGACAAACAGACCAGAAACATCGCTGGACGTGACACTGTTTCTGACACAATGGCAGTAGAAGTAAATAAAACAAATGAAACAATTGCACAGTGGGAAAAGGTGATTTCTGACTATCAGGCATTAACCGGTGGTAAAAGAATGTGGTTCCAGACCATTACCCCGGGATTCGAAAAGGCTGAATATGTCGTAGCGCAGCCACCGTCAAAACTTCCGATTTCATCGAAAGAACAGAACAGTTTGCTGACTATGACCATAAATCTGATTATTGAGGAAATGATCGGAAGCGATACAGTTGTAGAGCCGACACCGGGGGAATAAAGAGCCATTCAATGGAAGAGGCTGAGTTGGATGGCTACAGTGACATAGCAGCCGATTTTGATTTGACTATGCGATAAAAATGAGGGGCGGTTTTCGGACTGCCCCTTTCCCTATAAAAAATAGGTGGGAAAGGAAATAAATATGAAAACAATTACAGTAAACGGTAACGATTATACATTAGAATTCACATTCGCAGCAGCAGAGTGTAAAGACCTTATAAACAGAATGTTCAAGATCATGACAATGTCTTATGTTGCAGAAGATTTAAAAGATTTTGACGAGGCGGTAACTGTAAAAGCAATGCTTGATGGTACTGCAAAACAGGTAGCAGATACACCGGAATCATGCAAAATTGCTTTCTACGCAGGATTGCTTGAGAATAATCCGAAAAATCAGGATGAAGCAATCGAGATTATGCGCGCGTATATGAAAGAGAACAAGCTTTCTTATACGAAATTATTTAAGGAAATTCAAGAGTGGATGGAAGAAGATGGTTTTTTCGACCTGTCCGGTCTGAAAGAGATGATCGAGGAGATGTATCCGGAGACCAAGAAAGAAGAAAAACCGAAAAAAGTTCCTCAGGACCACAAAAGAAAACAAGCTTCCACGAAATAATCTGGTGTGATTTATTTCCGAAAGCGTTTTCGATTGGAATAACGGCTGAACAGTTCAAACACCTCACACCATTAAAGCTAGATATGTGCTTTGAGGGATTTAGAATTTCCAGAGAGCGACAAGATAGTGATGTGTGGAATTGGTTCGGTGCTTACGGAATATCTGCTCTTTGCTTCGCTATAGACCACTGCTTCAATGGTAAAAAAGCTAAAATGGAATACTGGAAAGAACCATTATTTAGCAATAAAACTGAAAATGATAGCGAAATGTCGGAAGAAGAGATTCAGAGACAGCGCGAAGCGTTTGTTATGAAAATGAGAACTATGAAAGTGAACTTCGACTTATCGCATCAAGAAACAACGGGCGGTAACTAATTATAGTTACCGCCTTTTTTGTATACAGAAAAAGGCGGTGAATAAAATTGGCAGATATTGATAACCTTGAGATAAAAATAGGAGCAAATGCGAAAACGGCTAGTAATGCAATTGACAATTTGTGCAATAAGCTTGGTAGGCTTTCTGCATCTCTTGGTAGCGTAAACAGCGGGTCCTTGTCTGGAATGGCTAATGGAGTAAGCAGACTTGCATCTGCAATGACTTCTATGAACTCTGTAAAAACCGCAGATTTCACAAGGGCTGCAAAGGGCATTGAGAAAATGGCTGCTATAGATACGGCAAGTCTTAACAGAGCTGCATCATCTATCGGTCAGATTGGAAAATCAATGAATACGCTGTCTGGTATGAGTAAAGCATCTCAAAACGTTGCAGAACTGGCGAAAGGAATTGCTCAGTTAGGATATAAATCATCGACAAATGCGATTGATAATATCCCAAAACTTGCAACGGCAATGCGACAGCTTATGGAAGAACTTTCCAAAGCACCAAGGGTTAGCCAGAATCTTATAGATATGACTAATGCATTGGCAAAACTGGCAAGAACAGGCGCATCATCCGGTAGGGCAGCAAACTCACTTAAAACATCATTGTTGGATTATTCTGGTTCTGCAAAGACTTCAAAAGTTCACACATTCAGTCTGGCAGCTGCAATCGGAAAATTGTATGCATCATACTGGATGGTTATAAGGGCAGCCGGAAAATTGAAAGATGCTGTAAACCTTGCATCTAATCTGACTGAGGTACAGAACGTTGTAGATACTACATTCGGTGCAATGACTGGAAAAGTAGAAGAGTATGCTCAAAAAAGTATTCAGACGTTAGGAATGTCTGAGTTATCTTTCAAAACATACGCCAGTCAGTTCCAGGCAATGGGTTCTGCAATGGGTATCGGAACTAACCAGATTGCCAAAGCAAATGATTTCTTGCAACAGACAACAGATGGATATGTAGCTGCATCTGACAGCCTTGCCGATGTATCTTTGAACCTTACGAAATTAGCCGGTGACATGGCATCTTTCTACAATAAAGACCAAGCGGAAGTAGCAGAGGACTTACGTTCTGTATTCACTGGAATGGTCGTTCCACTTAGACAGTATGGTCTTGATTTAACACAAGCAACACTTAAAGAGTGGGCTATGAAGAACGGCATGGATGCGGACATAGAATCTATGTCACAGGCAGAAAAAACGATGCTGAGATATCAGTACGTTATGGCAAACACGACAGCAGCGCAGTCTGACTTCCAGAAAACAAGTGAAACGTGGGCAAATCAGGTGCGAATGCTTCAGGAAAATTTCAAGAGACTTGGTGCAGTTATCGGCCAACCGATTATAAACGCCTTAAAACCACTTGTAAAGGCTCTGAACGCTGCCCTGTTAGCGGTTACAGACTTTGCAGAGAAAGTATCAGCTGCCTTAGGAAAAATCTTTGGTTGGCAATATGAGGCAGGCTCCGCAGGAATAGCTGTTGATCTGGGCGATGCATCTGACAGCGCAGGTTCTTTAGCTGATAGCACAGATGATGCATCAAAAAATACAAACAAAGCAAATTCGGCAGCCAAAAAACTGAAAAAGACATTATCCACATTGCCGTTCGACCAGTTGAACAAACTTGCTGACAATACAGATAGTTCCGGTAGCGGTTCTGGTGGCTCCGGCGGTGGGAAAGGTTCTGGCGGTTCTGGAAGTGGTGGAACTGGCGGTGGCTCAACAGGTGGAAATCAAGGCACATGGAAACGTGTTTCTACGATGTTTGAAAGTAACATTGATACATTGTACGGACTTGGGAAATATATCGGTGACACGTTATCAAAAGCGATGGAAAGCATTGATTGGAACCGGATATATGAAAAAGCAAAAGATTTCGGTAGAGGATTAGCTGATTTTCTGAATGGTTTAATTTCACCAAGACTGTTCGGAAATGTCGGAAAAACAATAGCAAGTTCACTGAATACAGTTATTTATTCGGCACTTTCTTTTGGAATAAGATTTGATTGGAAAAATCTGGGAAATTCAATTGCAACAGGAGTTAATACTTTTTTCAAAACGTTTGATTTCAACAGCCTTGCCAGAACTATCAATGTATGGGCGAACGGTCTGTTAGATACTGTCATTACAATGTTGGATAGAACAAATTGGACTATGATCGGTACGAGGATAGGAAAATTTTTGTCTGATATTGATTTTACCAAAATTGGTAAAAAAGCAGGAAAAGCGTTATGGAAAGCAATAAATGCAGGTGTAAAAATATTTTCCTCTTCATTTAATAAGGCACCGATTGAAACCACGATTGCATCATTTGTATTGATGCCAAAGTTATTAAAAGCTATTGCATCAACAAAAATCATCAGCGGTATGACGAATTTGTCAAAATCCTTTAAAAAAGTATATGACAATTCGATTTTGGTTGTTGGTGCATTGAGAGGAAATAAAGATAATACAGATAAATTATCAAAATCATACCCAAAACTTGGGAAATCAGTAGATGTTGTAAGAAAATCTTTCCAGAATTTTAGAGTAGGAATAGAGAACGGGAACTTTTTTAATGGATTATCAGAGGGGGCAAAAACTCTCAGAAATCATATGACAAATCTACAAAAAGGTGTTGTTGGTGCAACTTCCGTATTTGCTCAATTTGCACTTTCAACAAGTGCATTTCACGATTTAGCATCCGGAGCAGATAATGTCGGTGCTTCAATCGCAAAAATAGCGAGCGGTGCTGCTATCGCCGCGGTAGCATTAAAAACTCTTGGGTTATCAAATCCATTTACCGCATTGATTGTAGGAACTACAGCACTTGTGTCTGCAATTGTTGGTATTAATCAGGCAATGAATGAGTTGCTTGACAAAAATGTTGGAGAGTATATTAAGGAATCTTTCTCAACACCGGGCGGAGTGCCAGTTGAAAAACTGTTTAGTTCTGCGAAAAGTGCAATAAATTCTGTCGGTGACAGCTTCAATAGCGTAAGTGAAAAAATACGTGATTTCGAAAACAGCAAAGAAAGTGTAAAGAATGTCATTGTTGAGATTGAAAAAATCCAAGATGCAATGAAAATCGGAGTAACGTCAACAGAAGACGGGGTTAAGAAGTTAAGCGAACAGTTTGACAGTTTGTACGATGCTGCTAAATTAAATCTGGATGCTTACCAAACACTTATGTACTCTACTTTCTCTGATGGAAGTGTTGCTTCTAAAGCATTTGAATCAGCCGGAACTGATATTGAAAAAATCAAAGAGCAAGTAACTGGTTTTTCTTCTGAAACGCAGGAAAAAATCAGGCAGTTAATTGATAAAATGAAAGAAATGTCTAAAACTGATCCTACAAATCCACAACTCAAAGAATTACAATCTGAATTATTCAATTTAATGGGACAGTCAGATGATACTACCAAAGCAATGGATGAATTTGAAACATATATCAATTCAACCAACTTGGATTGGTCTGCATACATTAATGAGGACGGATTGAATGTAGATGCTGTAAACGATGATTTGAGTTCTCTTGTTGGAAGTGTTAAAGACGCACAGGATAAAACAGAAGAAGCATTGATCAATCTTGCTAATTCTGCAAAAGAAGCCGGAGATACAAAAACGTATCAAGCAATCATGGATGGACTTCCGGGTGCAATGGAGTATGTAAAAGAGCAGACTACAACTAAAGCACAGGATATTGCAAATAAATTGCAGACCGAGTATGTTAAAAATATCGGCAGCATAATAACAAAAGCGGGTGATGATTGGGAAGATTTGGATCCATTGAAAAAAGCATCTTACCAGTGGAGCAAAGGAACTTACATACTTGATGTTGTTGGAAAATACAAAGAGAAAACAATAGATCCATTGGACAAAACCATAAGTGACAATTTCGAACAACTTGGAATTGATGGTGCGGGTTACGCAAGCAGTGCTGCAGATAATATTATAGATTCATTGTTTACGACTACTTCGACAGCATCAAGTACCGGAGGTGTTTCTGTATACACTGATGTGTATGGAGATTATAAAGAACTATTTGAAAAACTTGGTGATGATGCATCTGTAGTTGCTGGAGAAGCTGGAAAAGATACTATTTCTGGATATCAAAAAGGTTTGAACGATAATGATGTCGACCTTGAAAAAGAAGCAACAGATGGTCCTTTTAGCAAATTTGTAAATGCTGTCAAAAAATTCCTTGGGATTCACAGTCCGTCAACAGTTTTCGCTGAAATTGGCGGATTCACAATGAGCGGTTTCCTTAATGGATTGAATTCAAATTCCGGAAAAGTTCTTGAATGGTTTTCAAAATTACCTGGAAATATCAAGGATAAGCTTGGAGATGCTAAGGAATGGATTAAGGACAAAGGTAAAAATGCTCTTGAGGGATTGAAAAATGGTTGGGATTCCGTAAAAGAGAGCAAAGTCGGACAGACAGTGCAGAAAATCGGTGGATATGTCAAAGATAAAGCCGGAAATGCCGGACAATGGATTAAATCCAAAGGTTCTGATGCAATTAACGGACTGCGAGCAGGATGGGATTCTGTTAAACAGAGCGGATTTCTTAATACTGTAGGTCAGATTGGCGGACAGGTATATAAGGGCATTGGAAATCTACGAGACAAAGTTAAGGGGAAAGGAACTGATATTATAAACGGCTTGAAAAACGGATTTGATTCAAACAGTTGGAGATTCTACAATTCATTCTCTGGAATCGGTAATAGAATTTCTAATTCCATCGGTGATATGTGGGGATTAGGACATAGGATAACTAAAAACTTTGCAAACGGTTTATCCTCTGTCGGAATTAAATTGCCACATATTTCATGGACTTCTCGAAGCGTTGGTTTTGGCAAATTCTCTTTTTCAGTTCCATCATTCAGAGTCAATTGGTACAAAAAGGGTGGTGTGTTTGATGAAGCATCTATGATTGGTGTCGGTGAAGCCGGAAAAGAGGCGGTATTGCCACTTGAGAATAAGAAAACCATGAGTATGATTGCTGAGAGCATCACAAAAAATTCCAGTGGACTTGGAATCAGCGAGGAACAGTTAGAAGATGCGGTTGCACGTGGCGTTGCTATGGCAATGATGAACAACAAGCCGGACATCAAGGTTCAGTGTGTTGCAGAGTTTAAAACGACTGATGAAGCACTGGCAAGAGCCGTATCAAGAGGACAACAGAAAATTGAGTACAGGATGAAACCTGTACCAGCATATTAGGAGCTATGATTTATTCGTAGCTCCTTTTTTTGGAGCATTTTATGAGTGAAGTAATGATAAAAGTTGATGGCAAAGATGTTCTCTGCCCTTCTGTGTTCGAATGGGGACTACAAGATGTATCTGCGGCAGACAGTGGACGTACGGAAGATACGAAGATGCAGAAAAACCGTGTCGGTCAAAAAAGGAAAATAAGCCTTGCATGGAATGGAAAAGGGTGGAAAGAAACATCTCAAATTCTAAAAGCGTTTAACCCAGAATACATCGAGGTAACATACCCAGATATGTTGTCTGGAGAATATGAAACACGAACATTTTATGTTGGAGATAGGACATCAAATGTTGTTATTTGGACTGTTGGAAAAAAAATAATGGGAAAAGTTAGTTTTGATATTATTGAAAGGTAAGAGAATGATTACAGTATCAGATAAATACAAAAAGAGTTATGAAAACGGTAATAGAAATTTTCGAGTCAATTCTACACTAACATTATCTGACGGTACAGTTTTGCCTATAACAAACTCTTGCCTTTGGTCTGGTGGATTTGTTATTGATGATTCTGTTTCGGAAGATTCTGTATTCCAGATTGGAAGTGCAATCATAAACCAATGCACAATTATTTTGAATAACATCTACGATGATTATACAGATTATGATTTTTACGGTGCAACATTAAAAACATTTGTTGGGTTGCAGTTTGATGACGGGACCGTTGAATACATGAGAAAAGGTGTATTTATTGTTGTAGAGCCACAATACAACGGTTCACTGATCACATTGACTTGCTACGACAATATGTTTTTGTTTGACCATACATTGGATATTGATGTTGATTTTCCTGTTTCTGCAAAAGAAGTAGTGCAGAAAATGTGCGATAAATGTGGTGTCACTCTTGCAACTCTGGATTTTCCACACTCTGGCTATCTACTGCAAAGGCCATCATCATTAGCAACAATGACATATCGAACAGCTTTGATGTGGATTTGCCAAATTTGCGGATGCTTCGCCAGATTTAACGGATACGGAGAATTGGAAATTAAGTGGTATGACCAGACAGCACTTGAAAATCCAGAAACAAACGTAAGTAAAGTGCACAAAATAGAAAGTTCTTATGAAAAGGAACTTGCTACAGATGATGTTGTGATCACTGGTGTAAGAGTGGTTGAAGTGTCACAAGACAGTTCAACTGGCGAAACAAATCAATATCTTTCTGGCACAGACGGCTATGTTGTTTCTGTAGAGGAAAATGATTTTATTTTTGACGGAAATGGTGAAGAAATAGCGTCATGGTTAGGCACTCAATTAATTGGATTACGTTTCAGAAACGGTCAAATTACTCATATTGCAGACCCTACGATTGAAGCTGGCGATGTTGTAATCTTTACGGATGAAAAAGGAAACAGTTATAAAATGATTGTTTCTGGCACAACATACACGCTAAACAATTCACAAACTACACGATCTAGTGCGGAAACGCCTGTAAGAAACAGTTCTGAAAGATATTCAAATGCCACAAAAAACTATGTCAAAGCAAGAGAACTTATAACGCAGGAAAAAAACGAACGGGAACGTGCGTTATCTTCACTAAATGACCGCATGAACAACGCTGTCGGGTTTTACACTACAGAAGAGACGGATTCTGTTGGTGGAAAAATTTTTTACATGCACAACAAACCCACATTGGCAGAATCTAGCATGGCTTGGAAGATGACATCGGAAGCAATGGCAGTTTCTACAACGAAAGACGTAAACGGAAACTTTATATGGTCATCTGGAATAACTGTAAACGGCGATGTAATTGCCAGAATTTTAAATGCTGTTGGTGTAAGCGCATCTTGGATAAATACGGGTGCATTGACAATTAGAGACGAAAACGGAAACGTTATTTTTTATGCCGATGTTGACAAAAAAACAGTAGAAATCACGGGCGCAGCAGTAAAAATCGGTGGAAAACCTGCCGATGAAGCAATAGAAGCAGCAAAAGAAGAAGCAAAAAACTTTTCAAGCAGTACATTAGCTGATTATGCAAATACCGTTGCTCAAGATCTGGAAAAGCTGCAAAAACAGGTCGATGGTCAGATTGAATCTTATTATAAAGACTATGAGCCAACCTTGGATAATTACCCGGCTTCTGATTGGACTACTAATGAAGAAAAGAGCGCACATGAGGGCGATTTGTTTTATTGGAAATCTAAGGGAATAGGATATAGATTTTTCTATGATGATTCTGTTGGAGAGTGGAAATGGCAGCTTATTCAAGATACAGACATTACAAAAGCACTTGATATGGCAAGTAAAGCGCAAGAAACGGCTAATGATAAAAAGCGTGTATTTGTTTCTCAACCAGTTCCACCTTACGATATAGGCGATTTGTGGTCTCAAGATGGTGGAGATATTCTCACTTGTGTTGTTGCGAGGGTACAAAATAGCATTTTTTCTGAAACAGACTGGCAGAAACGAAACAATTATGCCGACACAGATTCAGTGCTTGAAGTCAAAATGAACAGCGTAACCGGCTCGGAAATACAGTATGCTATATCTGCATCATTTATCATCGCCCCGTCAGATGGATGGTCAACAGAAATGCCAGAGTGGACGGATGGAATGTATATGTGGCAGAGGTCTATGACGCAGAAAGGTGATGATACTGTAGAGTATTCGGAACCAATATGTTTATCTGGCAATCGCACAAAATATCCTGCCAGTATAAAAGCTCTTTCTGATATTGATGCAGATTCTTTGATTGTTGGCACAGAATCTGGTTATCAAATGTTAAAAAGTGGAAATGATTTTGATATATCCTATCCAGTTTTATATGCAGGACAAGCTATTGTGGCTAATGATTCCGGGTCAGAAAATTATACAGAAATTTCACTTAATATTTCGAATACTCAAAGTATTACGTTCCAACAATACGCAAACATATACATCAAAGGCACGCTTGATGGGAAAAAGTTTAAGCCGGTTTCTAAATTTCCTTTAACACAATCAATACCGACAGAAGCTGACGGATATTATTATCTGTTGATTGGATGCTCATATTCGGAAACATCTATGATTTTACAATCAAATCAGCCTGTATATCGGTTTCTTGGTGGTGTATTTAGAAAAATGGGAGATACAGCAGATGATGTTGTTCTTTCGTGGTGCAAAGATAATGATTTGACCTATATTGACGGAGCAAACATCTATGCAAAGTCGGTAAAGGCAGAGCAAATAGATGTCGAAAACCTTTTCGCCCAAAACATTGAAGCAACTAACATGCACCTCAAAGGTGATAGTTCTGTCGATGGAACGATTACTGCCAGAGCATTAACTCTTGGCAGTGGAAAAGAATGTAAGATATTGTGGGGCGAAGCAGTCCCAGCATATGCATGGGGCAATGTCGCTCAACTTGGATACGATGGTGGAGCTGGCAATCCGATACATACACTTGATGTTGATGCTGGTGGTATCGCTTTAGTTGGTGGAACAGTTGGCTCAGATGGCGAATCTATTGTAGAAAATTCTGCGGCAATAATGGGTGTTGAGGGGCTTGGAACAGCTTTCATAACTGCGCCGAATGGATTTTATGTAAACGGAACAAAACAATATGATTGGTCTGATTGGCAGACAGAAAACACAACAGACACATGGGTTCCTGTGTCAACAAGTTCTGGAAAGATGCAGCACCGTGTTATCCCGACAGATGTGTCTACAACCGATTCTTCTGGGTGTTTCAATAGAAGAAATAAAGTGGTCACATTTAACGCATGGGGGGATTATGCAGCTGCAACGCTGTTCCAGTTAGCTACTGCATGGAGACCTAAAAGCAAATATGGTGTATTTAGTGGATTTTGTTACAACACATCTGAAGGAACGTGGTGGCCTTGCTGCGGTCAATTTGGTACAGACGGGGTACCGACCTGTTACGCACTAACATCAATGGGAAATACTTCAACATACGCTATTTACAACGCAGATACAGATAGACGTTCCAATTTCCGGTTATATGTGACTGGTTCTTGGATTGCATCATAAGGGCAAATCTATGTGGGAATGAGCCGTTTGCTTAGGAGGTGGACGGCAGTACTACTGCCCGGTTTTTTTAAGATAGGAGTGATTTTTAATGGCAAAATATAACGTACATGCAGGACACAACCCGGAGGGTAAAATTGCTTGCGGTGCATCGGATTTATTGAATGAATCAAGAGAAAACAGATTGGTAAAAGGTGAACTTATCAATTATCTGCGTCAGTACGGAAACACCGTATATGATTGTACGGAGGATAACGGCAGGAGCAAGATGGACGTGCTTGAGAAAATCGTAAAAAAATGCAATGCGCATACTGTTGATTTTGATTTTTCGCTGCATCTCAATTCTGGCAGAAACGATGATAACGGAGATAGTAAGCAAGGCGGTGTGGAAGTACATATAAATGCTGACAACAAGGGAAAGAAAGCTGTTGCTGAACGTATTTTATCAAGAATGGAAAGCATCGGATTTAAGAGACACGGAACAGGAATTGTTATTAATCCAAAATTATACGTTCTGAATCATACGAACGCACCGGCATTGCTTATTGAAATTTGTTACGTTGATGATCGTGACGATTACAATCAGTATAATAAAGTCGGCTATAAAGCCGTTGCAAAAGCAATTGCGGAGGGAATTATGAATACAACTATTTCAAACGGAATCAAGGACGGCCTGGCAGACCAGAAAGCATCTGACGGTAACTGGTATTACTACAGAAATGGCAGCATTGCCACAGATGTGACCACTGTTGCACAGAATAAAAACGGTTGGTGGTATGTAAAGAATGGCAAGGGATGGTGGCATATCGTAAACGGCAAAGTTGACTTCAATTCAAACACGATCGCCAAGAACGAAAACGGATGGTGGAAAATTACCAACGGAAAAGTTGACTTCAACTATACCGGTGTTGCAAAAAACGAAAATGGTTGGTGGCGTGTAGAAAATGGAAAAGTTAATTTCGATTACAACGGAATCGCCAAAAATGAAAACGGTGTCTGGTACATCAAAGGTGGCAAAGTAGATTTTGACTATACCGGTGCAGCAACCGTAAAAGTTGTAAATGGAAAAGTGCAGATTGGATAATCGAATTGAGGGGCGTTTTGCCCCTCTTTTTTTATTGCCATTTTTTGTAGTGTGTGATATTATTTTATAAACTATTCAATTAATTGGAGGGATAAGTATGAAAAAGAAAACTATATTGTTGTTGTGCTCAGTGTTGGCTATTTCTTCTTGTTTTATCGGATGCGGTAACAAAACAGTATCAGAGCCAAAAACAAACGATACTAAAAAAGAAGTATCTGCAAACAAAGAAGAAGCAAAAGAAGAAAAGGAAGAAGCAAAAGAGGAATCAAACAAGGATTTTGATGGTTCTAGTTTTTCGGACATGGGTTCTGGAACATTCTTTATTTCAACACCTAGTGGAACGTCTCAAGATGGAAATGTTCCTGTGTTTTTGAAAGATGCCGGAACATTAATGACAGAAGTTGGGTATAGTTCTAGGGAAATGGACGGCACACATCTTACATATTTTTACATTGACGGAATGGAAAATGATAAAGACCAGATTTCCGATACTGACGGTAGCTTGATCGTTAATGGAGATATGCTTTCAGATGGTACACACACTGTAGAAGCGGTGTAATATGATACTGACGAACCTACTGGAAATGTAATAACATACAAATCCGCTACTTATGAAGTAAAATAATAATAGCAAAAGAGCAGCCGATAACGGTTGCTCTTTTTTAAGACAATTTTTCATCTGCTTGTCGACAAAAACTGCTCATTTGTTCGCATAATCTATATTATACTACTGTAAACAAAAAATCAATACTTGAAATAAAAGAACATACGTTCTATAATTATTTCGGAGTAAAATTCAAAGGGGGAATTGCTGTGGATGAAAAAGAAGAAATTGTTAAAATGTTAGATCAGTTAAAAAATCCGGAGTGGATTCATTTTATTTATGTTCTAATAAAAGGTTTGCTAAAATAAAGTTAAAAGGCTGGACTTGCGCAAGTCCAGCCTTTTTATTATTTTTTGTTTTCAGAAATCATATCAATGAGTTTTTCTAAGCTATCCCATCCAGAATCATCTAAATTAGCCAAAGCGTTAATCAATCTCCTTTTAAATGAATCTTCATCAGACTTCAATACTTCTGAAATCATTTTAGAAATTTGTTCACTTTTTGAAATTGGAATAAACATTTCTCCGTTCCCATTACGCAACCAATCTTCATTAACAGAAAATTCTTTGCAAATTAATGCAATAGCAGAGTCACTTGGAATACTTCTTCCCATTTCATATGTCGCAACAGTATTCCTTTTTATTTTAATTCTTTCGGCAAATTCTTGTTGCGTCATTTTTAAAGCATTTCTGATTTCTTTTATTCGTTCATTCACATCCACACCTCCTTTTCATAACAAATTCTAACACATGTTGTTGAAAAAATCAACAAAAATATATTGACAAATGTTTTTTAATGACATATAATTGTTTTACAATCAACAAAGGAGGTGATAAAAAATGGCAAAAGTCGATATTAGACAGGTCAATGATGAAAAAGGAATTTTTACTGAAATTCTCATTGACGGTCACAAAATTGATGGTGTGAGAAACTACGAATTGAAACAGAAAGCAGGAGAAGCACCTGTATTAACTTTGGACTTAAATGCATTTGACATATCAACAGATTTAAAAATGTTGAAGTTAAATCAAAGTACAGTCGGTGAGATTGAAAGCATCAAGTTCAAAGATGGCTTTGAGACAAGTTTCGGATAGGCTCCCATGTTTCAGAGAGCCTATAAAAATTATCTGTTTTTTATAATAGAACATTGATTTGGGTCGTTGCAGCAACCTGTAAAACTTGCATATTTGCAAGTCAATCTTCCAGGGATAAATTTTGGCTTTTCATCTTCTAATGAAGAAGCCGGAATCATTTCCATTGAAACAGAATAATTTTTGTTCTGCTTATCGCAGAATCCGTTGTAGATCATGGTAAATCACCTCCTTATAACTTTGATAAGGAAGATTATACCATAAAAGAGAGGAAGTGAGTTAAATGAGTGAGAAAGAAAAAACTATCGTTGAGAAAATCAAAAAAGCAATTCCGAACATGTCAGATTTTGACAAAGGATATTTTCTTGGGAAAGTTGAAAGTCTGGCAGATGCTTCTGACCAGAAGAAGGAAGAACACAAAGAACATGGAGATTAGATTTCCAATTAGATTGAATTGAAAGAGGGTGACGATAGTTGAAAATGTCATATGGATACGAAGTTGATGGTAAGTCAATGACTTTGTCAGACAGTGTAGAGTGTATGGCACTTCTGATTGCGGAAGAATATTCAAAAGGCGAGAAGAGAATCGAAGAAATTCAGCAACGATGCAAAATCCTTGATTCCCTCACTAATGCACTGTTAGCCATCAAACTTTAATTTGAAAGGAGTAGATATGAGTGATTTTATTGAGAATGCTGTAAGAGATGAACTTACCACAACAGTAGATGGATCTGCGTTTTATGAGAAGCGTCGTAAAAACGGACAAGCCATATGTGATTTGACCATTTCCGTAAAGGAAGTGATTGAAAAATCCGACCTGTCCGTTTCAGAAGCCAAAGGCTTTTTGGAGTATATGAAGATTGTTATAGATTGCTGTTCATATACTCGTTTTCAGAAATAACTTTGATACTACATTCTTTAAACGGATTTGAGTCCGTAATTTCTTTGGCCGTCTTGAGTATAGACAATACTTTGGCAGAGTGAGGATATTCAAGACCGCAGTTAGGGCAAGAAACCGTTTCAGCAGATATATTTTCATCAATTGTATATTTGCTGTTGCAGGTACAAGTTATTTGAAACTTTAAGAACATGGTATTCACCTCTTTTCTATTTATAGGTAAGAGGATTATATCACAGAAAGTAGGTGAAGAACAAATGAACGAATTACAGATTTTTAATTCAGAAGAGTTCGGTGAAATCAGAACTATTGAAATTGACGGTAAACCGTATTTTGTGGCTACTGATGTAGCAACAGCACTTGGATATGTAAATCCAAGAAAGGCAGTAAACGACCACTGCAAGGGAGTAACGAAACGTGACACCCCTACATCTAGTGGTGTTCAATCAATGTCATACATAAATGAGGGAGATTTGTACCGACTCATTATGAAATCAAAATTACCGTCAGCAGAGAAGTTTGAAAGTTGGGTGATGGATGAAGTTCTCCCAACAATCCGCAAAACAGGTGGTTATCGCAAACCGATGTCAACAGCGGAGCAGATTAAACTTCTGGCACTTGGGAACACGGAACTGAATGAGCGTGTTACTGACGTTGAGAAAAAGATTAATTCATTAGAGAACGACATGCCACTGTACGGCTGCGAGATTGATGATATCAAAAACCACGTTAATCGCAAGGTTGTAAATGTGCTTGGTGGAAAGACAAGTGAAGCATACAGAGATGGAAGTATTAGAAGTTCAGTATTTAAAGATATTTACCGACAGCTGAAACGTGAGTACGGTTGCGTATCATCTTATAAATCAATCAAGAGAAAATGGATTGATGATGCTCATAATCTTATCAACGGTTATGAGGTTCCGAAAGTTCTTGAGGAACAGATCAGAGATGCAAATGCTCAGATACGGCTTGTGTAGGTACATTAAATAAGGAAGTGATAGGAAAATGAAACAGCCAAAACGGTTGACTAGAGACCAGAAAGTAATTCTTTCAGCACAGGGGCTTGTAGCTGACAACTACATGCTTAATAAAGAAACAGAATTTTATCTTGTCGTAGTACATAAATCCACTGGAAAGTCCAGACGGATAGATAAATATGCAGGAGGAAAATACAGATGATAGTAACAAATCCAAATGTCTTAATGCTAGTTGAGTTACAGATTCTCAACGTATTCGGAAAAACGTTCGTAATTGAAGATGACAAAATTACAGAGATTGTAGGTGCGGACGAATAATGGGAACAGCATTCACAGAACTTAGAGATGAAATCAAAAAATCAAAGATTTTCGGTTCATACGAAGCAAGCGTGCGCCGTGGAGATATGCCATCAGAAACACGGACAGCATTAAGGAGTGCAGTTAGCTTGCATGAGATGGATAATGTTGATTTCTTAGACCTGTTTGAAAAGACAGCAAGAGAACACATGTTAGAAGTGCTAGACACGATGCTTCGTGTAGATATTTTAGTCGAAAGGGGATAGAAAGGATGAAAATTGAATTAAAGA